CGGTCCAGGGGGGAGTCGGCGCTGACATAGTGGCTGACGTCGGCGATGTGGACCCCTAAGACCCGCCGCCCCTGCCCGTCCCGGGTCAGGGAGACCGCGTCGTCCAGATCCTTGGCGCTGGCGCCGTCAATGGTGATGACCGTCTCGCCCCGCAGATCCCGCCGGCCCTCCATGGCCTGCTGGGGCACCTGGGAGGGCGTCTGCTCCGCCTGGGCCAGCACGTCGTCGGGGAACTGGGGGCTGATGTGGTACTGGTACAGGGCGGCCTCCACCGCCGCCTGGCGGGTGTTCGCCCGGCCGAAGGTCTCAGCCAGGCTCCCCAGGGGCGGCTCGTCCGGGGAGCCGAAGCTGGAGACGGACACCGCCGCCTTCTCCCCCGGGGCGGGGCGTCTGCCCCGGCCCACCAGCAAAATAGGGGGCAGGCGCTTGTTGTCGGGGATCACCCACGTCTGGCGGCCCTGCTTCTGGGCCACCCCCACCACGGTCCGGTTGGCCCGCTGCACCACGGCCACCACCGCGCACTCGCCCCGGCGGCCCTCCTCCGGCTGCGCCTGTACAGGGCGGAAGGTGACGGTATCCCCGTCCCACGCCCCTGCATGACCGCGGGGAGGGACGAAATAATCTCCACCCCCCTGCTCCGGGACCACAAATCCATACCCCCGCCCGGAGCCCTGATAGATCCCAATTTGCTCGTCCATACCTGCGCGTTCTCCTTTGTGGTACAAGTTTCACTAAACTCGCGCACAGCGCTCGCTAAGTGAAGCTATTGTACCACAGGCGCAAAGCGCCGTTGTGGTGCATACAGTGAAATGTGGTACAATAGTCGCTTGCGACTATTGTACCACAAAATTCAGGAAACTAAAAGCAGGCAGAGCGCCCATCCCAGTTCACTTGATCGTTGGGTTCGGGCCTAAAAATCATTCTTGATTCATCTTCTTCCAATAGACCTACTTGATATTTTTCAAAGCCTCTAAGACAATTTCCGGCTCCGCTGATTCAACAAACACGCCAATGTAACATTCCTCAGCGTGAATGTAAGCCGCACCACTTTCCTCAAGGCTCTTCAATGTCACTTCTTCAACAGAGGAATAAATAGGATACTTGGTTTCCGGCTCATAGTTCAGGACACAAACAGTGAATAGGTCTCCTGTCTCTTCGGAATCAGGAATCACCTCGCCGTCCGCGATAAACTGCTGCTCCGGAATTGTGCCGGAGATGTATTCAACCCGCAACATATTGTACTGCGTTCCGTCGTTCATCGCTGTGTTATAAAGCATTCCTTGTCCATAATGAAACCCATCAGGAAGTTGTTGGGGAAGATGTTCCGCCAATTTATGACTCAACGCTTCGCTTTCTGTGAGACTTACAACTTCCGCTGAAGCTACATTCTCAATCGTTTCGGATGCTGGATATACTGCTACACTGACACTATAATTTCCTGTGCCATCAGTCACACCGCCCCCATTACCGGCATCTGGAGTTTGAATATTCTGATTCCATAAGACAGTAGAACCTGCGATCACAAGGCAAAGGCAGGCGGCCATGGCTCCCCACTTGACCCAAGCGGGCTTTTTAGCCTTCGCCGTGGTCCTGCGCGCCGCTTGGATGTGCTTCTCGTCGATGTCGCCCAGGACTTCATATAATTTTTCGTTCGTCATGGCTTAAATCCCCTCTCTAAAAGGTAGTCGTGCAGCTTTGCTCTCAGGCGGTTCAGGGTCATGGATACAGCGCCGGCTTTCATGCCGTGCCGATGGGCGATCTCTGAAATGCTGTCTGTGTACCAGTAGCGACAGATGAAGATGCTTCTTTGGCCACGAGGAAGGGTGTCAAGAAAATCGTCGATCGCCTTCACAAGCTCCTGCCGGTTCAGCTCCTGCTCCGTATCCTCCTTGCCGGACACACACTCTGCCAGCTCATCCAAAACGACTGGCAGCTCTCCGCCGCCTCGTTTGTCAGCGGTGTTGCGCTTGTGTCTGTTCAATGACAGGTTTCTTGTGATCTTTCCCAGGAATGCAGACAGAGCGCTGGGCCTGTGCGGCGGCATGGAGTTCCATGCGCTCCAATACGTGTCGTTGACACATTCTTCGGCGTCTTCGTTGTCTCCCAGGATATTCTTGGCAATGGCGGTGCAGTAGCTGCCGTATTTGTCTGCCGTGGCCGGAATTGCCTGCTCGTCCCCATCCCAGTACAACTGCACAATCTTTCGGTCATCCATGGTATTTCACCTCACTTTCCTTTGGACCCGTTCACCTATATACACAACTTTTGAACCCAAATCTCACAACATTTTTTGAAAAATGCTCTTATCCATATCCTATCATATTGTCACCGATACTGCATAGAAAAACGGATCACTCCCCATTTCTGAGTGGTGATCCGTTTCGGTTGATATGGACCGATCCTTTTAGGGTCCGTTCTTTCTCTGCCGAAAGGAATTGGCGCATTTGCCGGAGCTTTCTGTACCCGCGATCGGGGGAATTGGGACGAGCGCCCTGCGGGGGTTATTGCTGCGCCAGCTTCTCGATGTAGGCGCGGGCGTCTGCCTGCGTGATCCCCATGGCGGCCAGCATGGCGTCGGAGGGCATGACGCCCTGCTTCAAAAACGCGAATCCATACTCGGCCAGGGCCGCGGTCTGGCTCTGGGCCTGCTGGGTGGCGGAGTCCTGCTGGCTTTGGGCCAGGCTGTCCGCGTACTTCTGCTGCTGGAAGGCCAACTGGTCGGCGGTTTGCTGGTCACTGACCTCGTCTCGCTGGGCCTGATAGGCCAGCTGATACTGCTTCAGCTGCATCTGCTGCTGCTCCAGCTCCTGCTCGATCAGGGCCTTTTGCACCCGCACCTTCTCCTGGTATAGGGCGGAGGCCAGCTCGTAATCGCCGGTGGCCTGGGCCTGGGCAATGGCGCTGGTGTACTGGGACTCCGCGTTGGCCCGCTGAAGCTCTAACTGGGCGACGGTGTTTGCCTCGGCGGTGTCGATGCTGTTCAGATCGTTTTGCAGCGTGACGCCCCGGGCCAGCTCCGCCTGACCGCCTGTGCCGCTGCTCAGCCCGGAGGCGGCGGCGTACTCGGCGAAATTCCGCCGGGCCAGCTCACTGGCCCCCGCTGTGCTGTTCCTGGCCTGCTGATACGCCTGGGCGACCCCCGCTCCCGCCTGGTCCAGCTCGGCCAGGCTGCTCTCATAGGCGGCCTGGAGCTGGGCGACAGCGCTGGCCTGCTTGGCGGCGTACAGCTGCCGCAGATAATCGGAGTAGTCCTCCACCGCCCCGGTGGAGCCCGCGGCGCGGTCGGCGCCGGAGTTCTGGCTCCCGATCAGCGGATAGCTCAGGTACAGGGAGCCGTCCGAGCCGCCGGAATACTGGTAGCCGGATCGGACGCGCTCCGCCTCTAAGTGGGCGCTGTCCATGGCCTGCTGGGCCGCCGACGCCGCCGACATGTTGCCCGCCGCCACGGCGGCGTTGTACTGCTGCTGGGCCGCGGCAAACTGGGCCTTGAGCTGTTGGACGATGGCGTAGTCTCCGTCGCTGAGCAGCCTCTCGTCCGCACCTGACGTCCCCTCGGCCGCCGCGCCCTTCTCCGCCGCGTTTGCCAGCGCGCCGCTGTACTTGATCTGCTTCTCGGTGTCGGTCAGGGGCTGCGTCGCCGTGGGATTTTCCGCCACATACCGCTGCTGTGCCTGATAGGCCGCCGAGAGGGCGCCGGCCTGGTCCGCCGCCGTGTTCACCGCTGTATTTTGGGTGACATACCCGGTAGAGCCGGTGGACTGGGCCGCCACCTTGGCGATGTCCGCCGTGGCATATTGGGCCGCCTCGCCCTGGGTCACCCGGATGGCGTTGGCCCCGTCGTTGGCCGCCTGCATCCCCGCCGCGTCCCCTGTCGCCCGCGCCTGGGCGTACATCTTTTGATAGTCCTCAATGGTCAATCTCGCCATGGCCTATCGCTCCTTTCTTCCTCACAGGATCCCCTTCCGGTCCAAAATGGTCATGATCCGGCAAAGATCCTCGCTGACGTTGATCTTCCCGTTCCCGTCCCCCTTCAGGGTCCCTTCGTCCATCAGCTTCTGCACTGCGTCCTTGTAGTAGCTGGGCACGTCCTCTAATTTCTCATAGGTGACCATGTCATCCTCCTCGCTTTCTCCTGTCGTTTCCTTGACTGTCTCCTCCGCCTGCCCGTTGTAGGCCCGGGCGTCCACCGACCAGTAATATTTCACCTGCGCCCGGAAGGTGGAAATATCCCCGTTTACCCGGGCGTCCTTGGTGGAGGCCGGGTCGCGGATCCTGATCTTGTCGTCCTGCCACCATGCCACCACAAAGTGCCCGGAGCTGGTCCAGGTGCCCTTGCCCATGCAGGCGATGATGTAGTACCCCTGCTTCAGCAGCTCCACCGCCTGGGCGTGGACGGCGGCGCCGGGGCTGCCGTACACGCTGGCCCCGTTCAGCTGCTTGCACGCGATCCCAAACGCTTGGAACTGCGGCGTGAAGTAGCTGTAATAGGTCCCCTGGTTCAGGGCCTTGTACCCGTGCTGGACGCTCCAGGCGCAGGTGTCCACCGGGGTGCAGGTCTGCCCCGTCAGGGTCTCGATCAGCATAGCCGCGCAGGTGGGTCCGCAGCCAGACTTGCCAATGGTGGTGGTCTCGCCCTTCACTTGGTAAGGTTTATCCTTCCAGCGCGCGTCTGTCTGCATATACAGGACTGGCTTCTTGTTCACGCCCTACTCCTCCTTGCACTCCGGCAGCCCCGCCACGCTGGTCAGCAGGGACAGCACCCCCGCCAGCACCGATGCGGACACCACCATGGTCCAGTTCACGTCCCCCAGCACGGCGCTGGTCCCGATGGTGGCAACAGCCGTCTGCGCCACCGTCTTAATGGCGCGGATCCCCGCCGCCCGGCCCCAGGTCTTCCAATTTGTCATGTCTGTCATCCTTTCGTCGTCGTCGCAAAGTCCGCTCGTCTCCGTTCCCGCCTGCGGCGAGAACTGCGCTCGCTCCCTTGCTCCTCCTCTCCCCAGAAAGCCACGATGTGGCTTCCCGGGGCCCCCGTAGGGCCCGATGCCCTCATCGGGCCGCGTCCCCCTATCTCTTATCTTTTATCTTTTATCTCTTATCTCACTCCTCACTCCTAACTCACCCCCACATACGCCGCCGCAAACCCCGCCACCGCCGCCAGCAGGGCCCAAATGAGCTTGTCCACAATGGCGTCCCACCGCCTCCCCGGCTTCTCCGTCAGGGTCTTCACGTCCTTCTTGATGGTGTCCACGTTCTTTTCAATGGTGTCCTGCTTGGTGGCCAGAACTTCTACAGAAGTGGTCAGCTTCTCCAAATCGTCCTGGCGCTTTTCCACCTCGTCCAACCGTTTGGTGTTGCTCTTGCTCCGCTGCTCCACTTGCGTCAGCCGCCGCTCGTGGTCGGTGTCATATTCCATGCCGTTCCTCCTCCCTCGTCGTCATCGACTCCGCCCCCCCGCAGACCACGTCCCGCCCCATCCCCCTATCTCTTATCTTTTATCTCTTATCTCACTCATCACTCTCCTGTTGTACTTTCCCCGCCGCCTTGGCCTAACCGCCTGCTCCTGTTCCGGCTCCGGCTCCCCGTACCGCTTCCAGGGGGGCCAGGGGGTGATCCCCACCAGCTCCCCCTCCACCACCACCGGGTCAAAAAAGGGGTAGTGCAGGGCGGCGCTTCGGGCCAGGGGCGTACCGTTGGGGATCTCCCACCAGTCCCCGGCATCCAGACCATAGGTCTCCAGGGTCGCCGCCTTCAGCTTGGGGCAGCGCGCCCCCTGAAAGGTCCCATAGCTGACCCCGTCCCAGACCCATTGCAGCACGCCCAAGGTCCGCTTATGCACCAGCACGGCGGTCACCCCCAAACCGCGCCTGGAGCGCCTGGTAGGTGGCCGCGTCGATCCGGTCGATCACGGCGTCCCCGCCCCCCAGGAGCACAAAGGGATTTTCGGGCGCCCGGGCCTTTTGCTGGCACCGGGGCCGGTAGTCCTCCTGAAAGCCGGGGCACACCCGCCCGCTATACAGTCGGCGCACCTTTTTGACCAGGGCCTGGGAGCACCCCAGCCCCTTGGCGGCCTGTCCGGCCCCCGCCCCTGCGGCTAAGCGGTTCAGAATGGCGCAGTACAGCAAGGGAAGCCCCTGGTGGGTCTGCCCCCGGCACACGATCCGGTAGTAGAAGGCCGGGGACAGGCCCAGGTCCTGGGCCAGCTCCTTCTCGCTGCGCCCCGCCCAGTCCACCCGCTTCACCCCCACGGCGGACAGCCGGGGGTCCAGGTCGACGGAGAACACCCGCAGCTTCTCCTCCGCCCGCTCCACCCCGTGGGACACGGTGCAGGGGGCCCGGTTCAGATACCCAGCGATGTCCCGGTAAGAGGTGTCCTTTGCCAGCACCAGATAGACCATCTCTTTCTGCCGCTCGGTCAGCACCTGGGCGCTGTTCAGAAATAGCTGATAGTCGAACAGCCCCCGCTCGTCCACGCACTTGCCCAGCAGCAGCTTGGCAGTCACGTACCCCTCGATCCGCTGTCGGCCCCGCTGTAGGGTCCGGGAGACGGTGCATTTCCGCACCCCCCGGCGCTGCCCGATCTCCTCCTGGGTCAGCTCCTCCACATAGTAGTCGTGGAGACACTGGGCCTGGAGGGGGGTACACAGGGCCATCCCGGCGCTGACCAGCTGCTGCACCTGCCGGATCTGCCGCCCGGTGGCGGGCAGGGCGTCCCACCGGGTCCCCTCCACCATAGACCAGGTGGCCCCCTCCAGGTCGGACCACAGAGCCCCGCAGGCCAGGGCGGTGTCCATCCGGGAGACGGGCTTCTTCCCGTCCCGGCCCACCGGCTCCTTCTGCGCCGCCCGCTCCGGGTCCAGCCGGATCACCTCTTGGCAGGCCTCCTGATACATCTCCTTCAGCATCCGCGCCCGCTCGTGCTGCTTCGCCCGCTCGCCGGCGTCGGTGGCGTCCAGCAGGGCGGCGCGGGCCTGCTTGTACCGCTGATACAGCGCTGCCTTCCGCTCCCGGGCCTGGTCTAATTCGCTCATGTGGGCTCCTGCCCCCCGTAAAACAGCGCCGTGCCGTCGTAGGCGTCGGGGGAGAGCAGGGTCACGGTGCCCGTACCCTGGTCATAGACCACCTGGGTACCCAGCACCGCCCAGGTGTCGGTGGTCAGAACGCCGTCTACCAGGTGGCGCAGGGTGCAGCCAAAGGCGCCGCTTCGCCGCTGGTGCGCTTCGCTGGAGAGGGTCAGCTGGTAGAGGGGGGCGCTGTCCCCGCCGCCGTCGTCCTCTGCCTCGGTCTCCTGGCTGTCCTGCGTGTTCTCCTCGACCTCCTGGCCGTCCGCATCCTCCTCTGTTTTGGCCTCCTCGCCGTCCTCGGCGCCGGATTCCTCCTGAACCTCCTGGAGCACCCAGTCCTGGGCGGAAAAGGGGACCGTGGTGAACAGCGGCCGCCACTCTAAGTCGTACAGCTGGTCTGATTTCTTTTGCAGCACATCACCCGCGCTGCCGCCCACAGGTACGTTGCCGGACTGGAGGGAGGCACTGTGCAGCGTTTCCAGCGCCTGCTGAACGGTCATCTCCTCTCCGCTGAGCACCGCCCCCAAATTGTCCGCTGCCTGGGGGCTGTCCAGCTCAGGCAGAAGACTCTCGTTTAAGAACTCCTTGATCGCCTCGCCCGCCTCGTCAAACTTCCCCTTCAGCTGCGCCGCCGTCAGTCCGCCCACGTCGTTGGGCTCGTCATCCAGCTTCTGGATCACAGCCAAGTCCTTGGTCAGTTTCGATAGACTCATGTTGGTTCACCTCTTTTTCAAAATTGCACACGTCACCCCACGGGCCGCCGAGGGCGGCGGCCCCCACATTCACAGATCAACCCTTTCAGGAATCTCTGTTTGGACCGCCCCCCTGGGCGGTCCAAACCCCCGTCCCCCGCGGGGCTTTTCCTGCGCTTATTTCGCCTTCCCGGCGTACCGAACCTGCACATCCGCCGCCAGTACCGTGGCCGTGGCTGAGGCGGAGCAGCTGCTGAGGATCAGCTTGTAGAAGGTGAACTTTTTCACCTTCAGCCGCACCCGCTGTACCTGGGGCTTGCGGTTGGTGCGGAAGGACCAGTGCCCAAAGTGGACATTGATGCAGGTGGAAAGCCCTGCCGCCACGTCCTTTTTCACATAGTCCGACTTTCGGTTGGACTGGGCGGTCACCGTCACGCACCCCTGGCTCTCCGGCTTGATGGACACCCACAGGCTGGCGCTGTACTTTTCCCGCCAGTCCCGCTCAAAGTCCAGGGAGCCGGACTCCCAGTAGGCGTCGATGGGTTCCCGGTTGTCGTTGCGGTACTGCCGGGACAGGTGCATGACTGTCCCCGCATCCGTGCCGAAGTACAGCTCCCCGTCCACCTGGACCATGCACCGGGCGGGGAAGTGATCGTAGTAGTACCAGGCGTCGTTGCCATAGTTGTGGACCAGCGCTTGCTCCCCCCAGAGAATGTAATACTCCCGCCGCCGTTCGTCGTCGAAGGTCCTGCACGAGGCCAGGTCAAAGCCGGACAGGGTATTTTCCACCCGGTCGCTGATGCGCTTGGCGTTGCGCTCATCCCGGGTGGAGCCGGAGGCCAGTACCCAGGTGTAGACCGACTGGCCGAACAGAGTCCGGGGGTAGTTCTGCACCAGCCGCGCCTGCCCGGGGGCGGCACAGCCGATGTCCCGGTTCAGGGGTGTGGTGTAAAAGGCCGCCGTGGCCGTGCCGTCGGACAGCTCCAGGGTGTCGTACTGGGCGGTATAGGCCCCGTCGCTTTTGAACACCAGCAGCCGGTCGTAGTGGCGGATCATGGCGGTGATGGGCGTGTTGGCCGTGTCCACCGCCATGACGTTCAGGTCGGGGAAATATTCCGCGCTGGGCTGAGCGTCGTGGGTAAGGTCGGAGTACACCGCCTGGTAGGTGCCGTCGCCGTACAGAAACACTCTGGTGTCGGTGGCGCCGTTGTAGCACTCCGCCCAGCGCATGGCGGTCACCTTTGACCGGTCGCCCGTCCCCTTGCGCCAGGTAATGGTCACCGTGTTCACCCCCTTGGCGGGGGCCTTGGCAAAGGTCACCGTCCCCTCCTCCGGGTCTGCCGTCCAGGTCATATCGGTGCCCTCCACGCCCAGCACCTCGTCGATCTGCTCCTCCGCCAGCCGGAATACCGTGGAGGTGCCGTCCGGTGAGTACACCCCCCGGCGCTTGCCGGTCAGCAGGTTTACCCGCTCCAGCAGGGTGCCGCCCCCGGCAGGGGGCGTGGCGGTGGTCACAATGGGCACATAGCCCTCCACCGTTTCCACCGTCCCCGCGCCGCTCCAGCAGTAGTACTCCCGGCCCGTCAGCACATAGACCTTCTGGGCAAAGCCGAAAAAGCACACGTCCTGGTCGTCGATCTCCCCTAAATCGTCCGCCGCCCAGGTGTTGGTATCCAGCTCCCACAGGTGCCCGCCGCAGGCGCACAGCAGCCGGGGCGTCCCCGCCACATAGCCGCTCCAAAGCCCCCGCACCGGCCGGCCCTGCGCCAGGTCACATACCTTGGCATAGCCCGGCCGGATCTGCAAATGCCCCTCCTGGGTGATTCGAAAGTTGCGCATCTGGGCCGCCTCGCCCAGTTTCAACCCCGTGTCCCCGTCCGGGGACTCGTTCAGCCCCAGCCACTGCTTCAACTGATAGATCTTCGTGCTGTCCGTCGTGATGACATTTGCCATCGGATCACCTCCTTCTCACCATCTGGCGAACCGGCCATACTCGATCCCGCCGTACAGATCCACGATGTCCTCGCTCTGGGTGGGAAGCCCCCGCCTGGCCTGGGCCAGCAGCTCCTGATACCGCTGCTGGAAGTAGGACGCCAGGCTGGGGTTCTCATCCAGCAGCAGGTGGGCGGCCAGACCGTAGGGCAGCACGCTCTGGCACAGGTAGTCGTCCAGTCCGAGGTCCTGGTCAAAGTCCAGGATCTCCGGGCACACGGGCCGCTTTCCCGCCTCGCCGCCGTCATAGGTATCGGACGCGGGAAAGCACTCCCCCCGCAGCACGTTCAGGATCGCCAAAGTGCGCCGCTTATACCCTCTGGTCTGGGCCGTATCCGCCAGACCGCTGTCCTCGTCCGCCTCGTCCATCAAAAACATAGCCCGCTCAAACACCCACTGGGCTGTTGTCATATTGCTCACACCACCTTGCGGGTCGCCCCGAGAAAGCCTATCGGCTTTCCCGGGGCCCCCATATCTCTTATCTTTTATCTCTTATCTTTTATCTCACTCTCACTCTGCCTTGGACACGTAGATCCCCTTCTTCCTGGTGTCCAGCACGAAGGAGTCGTACAGGATGCGGCCCTCTACCACGTCGCCGTCGATGCCCCGCTGCTCGGTCAGCACCCGGTAGGTTTTCAGCTGCACCGGGTCCACGGTGGCATTCTTGTACTTGATCAGGAAGTTGACCCCCTCGGGGAAGTAGCTGTCGGGCACGGGCACCACCTTCATGCCGTCCAGAGTGCCCACGCTGCCGTCCTTCACCGCCTTTTCCCCCAGGCTGTCCACGCCGATGACCTGCTCGGCCAGCTTGCAGTGGAGATACAGGCTCTCCTTGATAAACAGGGTGCGGTTCTTCTTGGGCACCAGGGCGTTGGACAGCTCCATGCCGCCGGTCAGAATGGCCTCTACGATGTTCTTGGAGGTCAGGCTGGCGGCGCTGGCGCTCAGCCCCGCGCCGGCACACCAGGCGTTCAGCCGATATTTGTCCAGCTCGGGGGTGACCACCTCGTCCAGCTGCCGCTTCAGGGAGCGGGTAGCCGCCTTCACGTTGAACTGCTGGACGCTGTTGCCCTTGTCGATGGAGTAGGTGAAGGAGCGGTCCTGGGTCATAGTCAGCTCCTGCACCGTGTCCCCCAGCTCGGCCAGAGTGCCGAAGCGGTCGGTGCCCGAGCGGGTGTAGTCGTTCATGTCCACCACATCCACCGTATAGACCTTCACGCTCTTTACGCCGGAGAAGTCATACTCCTTGCCCGCGTAAGCGTCTGTGATAGACCCGGTAGAAAACCGCTCCGCCACCTTTTTAGAATACTTGTCCGCCAAATTGATAATTGCCATATCGTTTCATCCTTTCTTTTCTATGATTTCCATTCTTCGTAGGGCGCTGCGAGATCCCCACATTTACGCATCAACCCTTCAGGAACCCCTGTGGGGGCCGCCCCTTCGTCCCCCGCAGGGTAGCCTTCCCCTTGGGGGGAAGGTGGCGCGTAGCGCCGGATGAGGGGGCGACCCGCTGCCACGCCCCCGGCGTTCTCCGGGGACGGTTCTGTTTGTTCCGCCCTCGCGGGGGACGGGCGGACAAGCCAAAACCGTCCCCTCCGCCCGCCCACGTCCCTTCGTCCCCATATCTCTTATCTTTTATCTTTTATCTCTTATCTCTTATCTCACTCCTAACTCCTAACTCTCAGTCGTCCTCTCCCCAACAAAGCCTTGCGGCTTTGCCGGGACCCCCGTTTAATCATCTTCTCCCCATAAACGGTCGATCTCGTCCAGTTCTGCCGACACGTTGCCCCCCAAGCTGCCCGGGGTGCGCAGACGGTTGGCCCGGTCCTGCTGCTGGGCGGCCAGCTGGGCGCGCAGCTGACGGTTTTCATGGAGAGCGTAAGCGCTGACCAGGGACTCCCCCTGGGCGACCTGCCGCCACACCTCAATGGGGATGCTCTCCGCCTGCACGTCGGGATAGGCCTGCAGAAAGCGCTCCATATCCGCCCGCTGGCGCCGCTCCTCCTGCTTTGCCTGCACCTGCTGCAACACTCCACCGGCCGGCGGAGTCCAGCCGCCTGACTGGGGGGGAAGGGGCTGCGCCTGTGCCGGGGTCCCCGCGGGCGCTTCCGCCTGCGCGGGAAGATGGCCCGGGGCGCGTACTGAGTGGGAGGAGGGGGCGCCCTGGCTCTTGGTTTCCTCCTCTGGGGCAGTCGCCTCCTGGCTGGCCCGCCGCTCCGTACCGCTCGCCTCCAAGCCCGGCTCACCTTGGGAGGGGACCTCGTCCTCCCAGGCGCGGTCCACCGCCGTGTCCATGGTCTCGTGTTCATCCATTTCGCATTTCTCCTTTCTTCGTCGTCGTCGCAAAGCCCGCTCATCTCCGTTCCCGCCTACGGCGAGAACTGCGCTCGCTCCCTTGCTCCTCCTCTCCCGAAGAAAGCCTTGTGGCTTTCCAGGGACCCGTAGGGGCGGGTTCCAAACCCGCCCGTCCTTCGTCTTTCGTGCTTCGCCCGTAGGGCCCGATGTCCCCTCGGCCCCCTGCATCTCTTATCTATTATCTTTTATCTCATATCTCATATCTCATATCTCATATCTCTCCCCCTCTCTCCCGCTCCTTCAGCGCGTTGATCAGCTCCTGCTGATTGGAGATGTACCCGCTGGGCACCCGCTCCAGGTAGTCCACCACCGAGATCCGCCCCTGGGAGAGCAGATTGTCCAGGGTATTCATCTGGGCGATCTCGCTCCAGTAGGCGCTGCCGCCCACGTCTAACTTCAGCATCAGGGCTGCCTGCTCCAGGGCGGCAAAGTCGAACAGCTCCACGTCGGCGTCCAGCCCCGGGGGCAATTGGGCGCGCTGGCGCTGGGTCAGGGGCGTCTTGACAAACCGCTGCCCGTAGTAGACCTGCATGAGATCCAGCCAGATCCGCCCCATGTCCTCCACGCACTGGTACAGGTCCTGCTTCGTCAGCTCCAAGGGCACCTGGGAGGCCTTTTGCAGGGCCAGGATGGCGCTGGTGTTGTCCGGCTGGACGCTGCCTAACGCGGCGTCGGTGGCGCCCATGAAATCCTTGGTCATGGAGACCGCCAGCTCGATAAACTGGCTGACCTGGGGGGAGATGACTGCCGGGTCAATGGTCTTGGCCACGTCGGAGATGCTGCCGCCGCCTAAATCCACCCCAATGGCCTTGCCCACCCCCGAGTCCCATCGGGCGATGCGCGTCTTGTCGTAGATCACCTTGGGGTAGGCCGTGGTCATCAGGGAGATCATGGTCATGGCGAACATCTTGTTCACAAAGACCTGGTTGGGGATCAGCCCGGTCACCGCGGCCTGTCCGTGGTAGCAGTTGGACACCCGGTCCCAGCTCATCCACACAATGGGGTATCGGCGCTGCCCTGTGTCCCATGTGGGGCGCACCACCGCCCCTCGGACGGTCTTGACCGCCCGGACGGTATCCCCTGGCCCGGTCCGCCACAGCTTCAGCAGGGTGGTCACCTTGCCGTCGGTCATGGCGTCAAAGCGGTCCCCGGCCTCGTCGGCCTCGGCCTGGACCTGTCCCGGGTCGCCCCCGTACTCCCTTGTCTCCCGCCGCACATCCTCCAGCCGCTCCCGGCGAGAGATGATCAGCCAGGGCTGCTCCTGCACCTGGGAGTTGTTGGGGTTGCCGAAAATGACCCGAGTGTTCTCCAAAAGCTCCGTGCGGATGCCCCCTCGGGCGGCCTGGCCCGTCTCCATCTCCGGGTCAAACCAGGCGTACAGGCAGGCGTCTCCGTCCACCGCGGCGTTGCGGGTAAACTGGCGGATCAGGCTGCTCATCTGGTTGCTCTCAAACAGGTGCTCAAACTGGGCGTTGACCACCCGGCACAGCCGCTCCGACTGCGCCTGCCCCGCGCAGGAAAGGGGGGTGGTGTTGATCTTCAAATTGTCGGTGGCGGCAGAGGCCACCAGGTATAAAATGATCCGCCGGATGTAGTTGAACACCGGGGTGGGCAGTCCGTTGGCCTGGACCCCCTCCCACTGCTTGCCCACGTAAAAGTCCTCGTTGACCTTCACCGTGTCGTACAGGTTCAGGTGCTGCTTGAAGGCGATCCCCTTCTCGTACTCGTCCCAAATCCGCTCCGGGGTCTGCTCCCCTGCCTTCCCCTCGGGGGTACGGTCAGCTCTTAGGGGCTCGCCCCTTAGAGATGCTGCCTTTGGCTGAAGGTGGCCCGGTGCGCACACTGGGCCGGATGAGGGGGCGATACGCTGCCAGTTCTCGTCCCTCACTCCACGTCACCCCGCTTCTTCCCAACCTGATAGCCCAGAATGGCGTCGATCCCCTTCTGGACCCACTCGTCGTTCCGGCCGGCCCCGCCGCTCTCTCCCGGCCCCATCTGCGTGCCCCCGGAGCGCCGATCGTCCGCGATCTCCGCCAGCCGCTTCACCGTGGCCCGCTGGTTCTCCTCGATCTGGTCCAGCCGGTCCAACACCTGCTCCAGCCGGTCGATCTCCCCCAACTGCCCGGCCCGCAGCCGCTTCAACTCCTGCAAAATCTCCCGTAAAATCATAAAATCCTCCCTTCTAAGCCTTCCCCTTGGGGGGAAGGTGGCCCGCCGCAGGCGGGTCGGATGAGGGGGCGACCCGCTGCCACGTCGTCATCGACTCCGCGGTCGGATGGAATTTGCAAGCAAATCCTACGAGATCCCCTTAGCGGCTTTGCCGCTTAGGGGGCTCCATGCATGGGCAGCTCTAAGGGGCATAGCCCCTAAGAGCTGGCCGCACATGAGACCGCTGCGTCGTTCCTCCTCTCCCCAACGAACCCGCTGGCGCTGGGCTTCGTTGGGGCCCCCGCCGCTCCCCTTCGTCCCCATATCTCTTATCTCTCGTCGTCGCAAACTCCATATCCTTCGCTTCCCCGCAAGCGGGAAAGCTCACTCATTCCGTTGCTCCTCCTCCCCCCAACAAAGCCTACCGGCTTTGCCGGGGTCCCCCTATCTCTTATCTCTTATCTTTTATCTCTTATCTAACTCATCAGATAGCTGTCGGACCACTCCCCGCCCAGCAAGTAATCCTCGTACTCCACGCCCTGTTCGTCCTCGTCCCGCTCGTCCTCCGGCATCTGGGCGCCCATGGCCCGGAACACGCACAGATACCGCAAAGCGTCCGGGGCGTGGGTGTACTCGTGGGGCTCGGTGGCCACGTCGTTTGGGTTCTTCTCGTCGTGCTGCACCGCCCCCATGTCCCGGATCAGCCTCTGGCAGTCGGAGAAGACCAGCAGCCCCGGTTGCCCGTCCTCCCGGACTTTCAGAAACTCCTTGACCGCCATCCACCCGTGGATGCGCTGATTGGACGCCTTCACCAGGGGCACTCCGCACCGGGCGTAGAGTTCCGCCATGGTCCGCCCTGTGTCCTTCTGGGTGCTCCACATATCCGGCGGCGCGATGGTGTAGGGGATGCGCTCCCCCTCCCCCGTGTTCTCCAGAATGACCGCCGCCGCGTCGGAGACCTTCAACCCCGACTGGCAATACTCCCGGTATACCCAGATCCGCTCGTCGTAGTCGATGGCCGCCCAGTAGCAGGCCAGCATATCCAGTCCATAGTCGAACACCCGGTATCTCGGCCACTCCTTTGGCAGCACCCTGGGGGCGATCACATGGGTCTCCTTCCGGAACTCCGGGAAGTACTGCCCGGCGAATACGTCCCAGCGCCCGTCCCGCCACGCCTCCCGCAGCCCGTCGGGCAGGTTGTCCAGCATCTTCAAATAGCCCGGGTCGCTGCCCACCAGGGCCGGGTTGTCCGTGGCCTTGGCCTGGATGAATACATAGTCCGCCGGGTCCTCCGAAGGCTTAAACTCCCGGTCCACGAACAGCCGCTTCACCCACATATGCCCCACCCCGCCAGTGTTGCACGTCAGATACATCCGCTTGGGGAAGGGGTTGGCCCCCCGCAGGCAGGCCGTCAGGGTGGAGTACTGGTACTCCGTGAAGTGGGTGGCCTCGTCCAGGAAGATCACGTCGTACTCCTGGCCCTGGTACTGGATCACGTCGCTCTCGCTGGCGCAGTAGCCAAAGACTAAGCGGCTCCCGTTGGGGAAGGAGAAGGCCTTGTCCGTCTCCTTGTAGTCCGCCACCCCCCGCAGATCCGCCCGCAGGGGCAGGATGTGGTTCTCCCGCAGTTCCGGAAAGGTCCGCCGCAGAATCAGCAGCCGGATCCCGCCGTACCGCAGGGCCATCAGCTTGGCCTTCTGCCGCACCGCCCAGCTCTTGCCGCCCCCTCGGGCGCCCCCGTAGGCCACGAACCGCGCCCGCGCCTGAAAAAACTCCACTTGCTTCGGATTCGGCTGTGGGATCGTCACTGTCATATGCTACCACCCCTCGTCGTCATCGACTCCGCGGTCGGATGGAATTTGCAAGCAAATCCCATTTGACCGCTCCGTCGTTCCTCCTCTCCCCAGAAAAGCCTAACGGCTTTCCCGGGGACCCTCATTACGCGAAAGCTCGCTCATTCCGTTGCTCCTCCTTTCCCCAACGAACCCGCTGACGCTGGGCTTCGTTGGGGTCCCTGTTCTTCGTAGGGGCGGATGTCCCCATCCGCCCGCTTCTTCGTCCCCATATCTCTTATCTTTTATCTCTTATCTCTTATCTCATATCTCACTCCAAACTCTACTCCGCCAGCCCCTCCACCCCCTTCTCCATCTCGATCCGCACCGCCTCAGGCTCGGCCTGCTTTCCCTTGCCCTCGGGGGTCTGCTCGATCTGCTTCAAAATGAACTCAATGGTCTTCAAGTCGCCTCCCACCGCCTTTTCCTGTATGGTCTGTAAAATCTGCGTCCGGAGATCCTCTGTGTCCATGAGCCTGCGGATCTCCTCCTGTATGCTGACGGGCTTTTTCTTTCGCGCCACCGTCGATCGCCTCCCTTTCGTTCTCTGCCTCTCATTGAACCACAGCCCAATGGCTTTTTAACGCCAACCTTTCCGCGCAAAAAAAGGACACCCAACGCAGAAAACTGCGTTGGGTGTCCTCATGACTGTCGAAAAACCTTTTATAAAGTGGGAAACGGGGCGGGGCCGCCGAGGGCGTGAGGCAACCGTTAGCGACGAAGGAGCTGTACGGATGCCCATACAAAGTAGCGGCCCCTACGGAGTTAAACGGTGGGGTTGTTTATGTCTGTAGGGGTCGCCCCCCCTGGGCGACCCGAGGCGTGGCGTTTTGTACACACGTTGCGCCGGGGGCGCGGGCGGCTGATAGCCGCCCCTACATACACGCCCCCACATATACGCCAAGACCCCACGATGATTTCGTAGGGGCGGCTATCAGCCGCCCGAACCCCCGTCCCTCGTCCCCCGCGGGTCATTGCGCCCCCTTACACCATCAGCTCGCACACCAACTGGGAATACCTGGCCGGGTCCTCCAGGGGCAGGTCGGCGATCAGCAGGGCCTGGGCGTACAGCAGCTCCACGTACTTGGCGGCCTTCTCCTTGTCGTTTTCCACCGCGTCCCGCAGGGCGGCGAAGGCCCCCGAGTCGGCGTTCAGCTCCAGCACCCGCTCGGCCTTCATGCCCATGCCCGCCTGGCCGGTCTTTTGGAAATAGCGCTCCATCTCCAGGGAGACGGGCCCGTCGGCGGTCAGGCACACCGCGCCCGACTTCAAAATGCGGGACACCCGGGCCTCCTTGATCTTGTCGCCCAAAGTCTCCTTGATGAAGTCCAGCACGTCCTTGTTCTCCTCCGCCTTTTTCTCCAGGGTGGCCTTCTCCTCGTCGGTCTGGGGCAGGGCGTCCTCGTCGGAGACGTTCTTGAACGCCTTGCCGTCCACCTCGCCCAGGGCGTTCACCGCGAACTCGTCCACCTCCTCGGTCAGGTACAGGATCTCGAAGCCCGCGTCCCGGATGCGCTCCACCTGGGGCAGCCGCTGGGCCTTCTCCACGCTCTCGGAGCGGACGTAGTAGACATACTGCTGGCTCTCCGGCATCCGCTCCTTGTACTCCGCCAGGGAGACCAGCTTGCCCTCCTTGGAGGACCAGAACAGCAGCAGGTCCCGCAGCAGCTCCTTGTGGGCGCCGTAGTCGCTGACCACGCCGTATTTCAGGCTGGGGCCGAAGGCCGCCCACAGCTTTTCGTACTTCTCCCGGTCGTCCTTCAGCATCCGCAGCAGCTCGCTCTTGATCTTCTTCTCCAGGGCGTTGGCGATGATCTTCAGCTGCCGGTCGTGCTGGAGCACCTCACGGGACAGGTTCAGGGAGAAGTCGGGGGAGTCCACCACGCCCCGGACGAAGCGGAAGCAGTCGGGCAGCAGGTCGGCGCACTTGTCCATGATCAGCACCCCGGAGGAGTACAGCTGCAAGCCCTTCTGATAGCCCTGGCTGTAGAAGTCGTAGGGGGCCCGGGCGGGCAGGTACAGCAGGGCCTTGTAGCTGACCATGCCCTCGGCGCTGGTGTGGATCACCCCCAGGGGGGCCTCCCAGTCCCCGAACTTCTCCCGGTAGAAGCTGTCGTACTCCTCCTGCTTCACTTTGCTCTTGGGCCGCTGCCACAGGGGGACCATGGAGTTCAGAGTCTCCCATTCCGTGTAGTCCTCCCACTCCGGCTTGTAGTCCTCCCCCGCGTCGGCGGGCTTCTCCTTCTGGCGGGACTTGGTCACCTCCATGCGGATAGGGAAGTGGATGTAGTCGGAGTATTTCTTCACCAGCTCGGTCAGCCGGTGCTCCTCCAGGTAGTCGCTGTACTTCTCGTCCTCGCTGTCCGCCTTCAGGTGCATGACGATGTTGGTGCCCGCCGTGGCCTTCTCGCAGGGGGTGACGGTGTAGCCGTCCGCCCCGGAGGACTCCCACTGCCACGCCTCGTCCGACCCGTAGGCCCGGGACAGCACCGTGACCTTGTCCGCCACTAAGAAGGCGGAGTAGAAGCCCACGCCGAACTGGCCGATCACGTCCACCTTGTCCGCCGCCTTCTGGTCGTCCATGGTCTCTTTGAACTGCCGGGAGCCGCTTTTCGCGATGGTGCCCAGGTTGTTCTCCAGGTCCTCCCGGCTCATGCCGATGCCGTTGTCCGACACGGTCAGGGTGCGCCCGGTCTTGTCCGCCACCAGGGTGATCTGGAGCTCCTTGCGCTTCACCTGCACCGACTCGTCCGTCAGGGCCCGGTAGGCCAGCTTGTCCAGGGCGTCGCTGGCGTTGGAGATGATCTCCCGCAGGAAGATCTCGCTGTGGGTGTAGATAGAGTTGATCATCAGATCCATCAACCGCTTGGATTCCGCTTTGAACTGTTTCTTTGCCATGAGATCGTCGCCTCCAAAAATCGTAGAGCGCGGCCCGCGCCGCGCAAAGGTATACCAGGTATGGTTTAGCACTCTCGAATCTTGAGTGCTAAACCATATGATAATACGGAATCTGGAAAAAAGCAAGGGAGTTCAAAATTTATTTACATTTTGGGTGTATCCTTGTGGTAACGATTCTTTGACCGGGAGGTAATTTGCCATGAAAACTTGGAAAACCGGGCTCCCCCTCTGTCTTTTGCTGGCCCTTCTCCTGGGCCTGTGGGGCGCCACCCCCGCCCAGGCCGCCGACAGCGGCTTCGTCATCGAAAACGGGGTGCTCACTGCCTACAACGGCCCCGGCGGCAGCGTCACCGTCCCCAGCGGGGTCACCTCCATTGAGCGGGATGTCTTTTTGGAACGGGATGACATCACCGGCATCACCATCCCCTACGGGGTGACCACCATCGGGGAGCGGGCCTTCGGCGGCTGCACCAACATGACCTGGGTGAGCCTCCCCGGCACCCTGACGGAAATTGTGGACGGCGCCTTCGAGCGGTGTACCAGCCTGGAGCGCATCACCATCCCCTACGGGGTCACCAGGATCGGGATCGCAGCCTTTGCCGCCTGCGGAAACCTGACCACGGTGGACCTGCCCGCCACCCTCACCGAGATCGACAGCAGCGCCTTCTACGACTGTAGCAGCCTGAAAAACATCACCCTGCCCTACGGCCTTACCACCATCGGCGGCAGCGCCTTTGGATTTTGCAGCAGTTTGAATGTGGCTATCCCAAGCACGGTCACATCCATCGGCACAGAAGCCTTTACAAACTGCCACAGCTTAACCAGCGTTGTCATTCCGGCGGGGGTCACCGAGATCGGCGACCAGGCCTTCCACAGCTGCACCGGCTTGACCCAGCTGTCCCTGCCCGCCACCCTGACCTCCATCGACCGGGATGCCTTCTCTGAGTGCGAGAGCCTGCGCCAGGTGGACCTCCCCTCCGGCGTCACATTCATCGGGGCATACGCCTTTCGGGGCACCCCCTGGCAGGCCTCCCTGGGGGAATTTGCCGTGGCGAACGGCTTTCTCCTCAAGTATCAGGGGACGGCCTCTGACGTCACCATCCCCAGCGGTGTGAAATTCGTGGTGGGCGGCGCTTTCGACTACAATAAGACCCTCACCAGGGTGACCGTTCCGGCGGGCGTCACTTTTATCGGGGAGGTCGCCTTTTCCGGCTGCTCGAACCTGACCCAGGCCACGCTACCGGACGGGCTCGTCACCATAGACAAATGGGCGTTCAACGATTGCACGGCCCTGCGTTCCGTCAATTTTCCCCAGGGCCTGACCACCATTGGCCAGGGGGCCTTCAGTGGCTGCAGCGCCTTAGAGCCCGTTGTCTTTCCCTCCACGCTGACCACCCTTGACCAGGCGGCCTTCGGAAACTGCACCGCTCTGAAGTCCGTTGTCCTTCCATCCGGCATGAAAACCATTGAATATGAGGCCTTCGGCGGCTGCACCCAGCTCTCCGACGTGACCGTTCCGGACACCGTCACATTCATAGGGGAAGGGGCGTTCCGTGACACCGTCTGGCTCAAGCAGCAGGAGGAGGCCGGGGTGGAGTTCATCCTGGGCGGCCGGGTTTTGATCGAGTATAACGGGAAGGGCGGAAATGTGACCATCCCCTCCAACGTGTGGCGCATCGCCTACGGGGCGTTCTCCGGCCACACCGACGTCACCGCCGTCACCATCCCCGTCGGGGTATTTGCCATCGACAAAAATGCGTTCTCCAACTGCACCGGCCTTGTCAGCGCCACCATCCCGGAGGGGGTCACCGAGATCGGAGGCTATGCCTTCACCGGCTGCTCCATGTCGGAACTTGACCTGCCCTCCACGCTGCAGACCATCGGAAACCGTGCCTTTTCCTTCTGCAACGGCCTGACCAGCGTGACCCTCCCGGAGGGGCTCACCTACCTTGGGTACGAGAGCTTCCGTGAGTGCATGAACCTGCGCAAGGTGCAGCTGCCCACCACCCTGACCTTCATCGGCGACGGGTCCTTCTTCAACATCGGCCACTACACCTCGATATTCTGGCTGCCCTCCCTCGCCGAATACAGCAATGTCACCCCCTACGTCTACACCAACAGCTACGCCGAGCAGTGGGCCAAGGACTACGGCTACAAATTTGTCTCCGTGGGTACGATGGTCCCCACCTTTAACGACGTGCCTGCGGACTCCTATTGCTACGCCGCCGTGAACTGGGCCATAGAGCAGGAACTGACCACCGGCACCCACTACGGCACCTTCTCCCCCGACATGACCTGCTCCACCGGCCAGATCCTCACCTTCCTCTACCGCTCCAGCGGCAGTCCCTTTGTCCGTGCTGACAACCCCTTCACCGACGTTACCAGCTCCGACTACTACTACAAGGCCGCCCTGTGGGCCAGGGACATGGGCATGGCCTCCGGCACCACGTTGAACCCCGACCAGCCCTGCACCCGGGCCTCCACCGTGTGGTATATGTGGAAGGCGGCGGGCAGCCCGGCGGTCTCCACCCCGGCCAGCTTTTCCGACGTGCCCGCCTCCAGCGACTACGCCACGGCGGTGGCCTGGGCGGTGGAGAAGGGGGTCACCTCCGGGACCGGCAACAACTGCTTCTCCCCCGACGCCATCTGCAGCCGGGGCCAGATCGTCACCTTCCTCCACCGGGCCTTCCAGAATCAGGCATTGAGCCCCGCCAGAAACATCTACCAACGGGTCGTGCCGGACAACTTCACCGCCATCCTCCGGGACAACGGGGTGGTCCTGACCCGCAACGACGGTCTGCCGGATGTGGACTATGTGATCACCGTGGCAGGCGACGGCACCGTCACCGTCCAGGAGGTCGCCGGCATCGTCTACAGCGAGAACACCTACGACGGCTGTATCCTCACCGACACCAAGGGCAACGTGATCTTCACCACAGAAAAATGACGCCCCCAGGAAAAGGGACACCCCCCAAAAAAGTGACGCCC